AGGCCCTGAAGGACAACGAGGCCTTAAAACAGCAGTTAGCGGACCTGGCAGACCAGGTGGCCGCGGTGGCGGGGAAGCTCGACGACGTAAGCGTCATCTCGGGCAACTACAAGCGGCTGATTGACCTCAACTAAAAGGGGCCGGGCCCTCCGGCCCCGAGCTGAAGTTTTGAAGCTCCTGGAGCAACTGCTGAAGGAGGTGCAGGATGCGTGAGGGGGAGACCAGGCATGTCTGAAGAGAAACCAAACCTGCCTTATTACCGTTGCCCCAAGGGGTCCAGGCCAATTATGGACCTGGAGACCTGCCGGGCCAGGAAGAACCGCAAGCATTATGGCTGCGTAACCTGCAAGGTTCCGGCTCAAAAACGGCGGGAAGCCAAGGAAAAGAAAGGAGGGTCGAAGGAATGAAAAAACATACTTGTGGCCCGTGGATTGCTGAGATGGAGGAGGCTAGTGACCACCGTGGAATTGCCATCTGTGCTCCAGCCAACGGCTGGATTGTGGCCACTATCACCCCTGAAGAAGATCGGCAGGCGGATGAAATTGATTGGGCCAACGCCCGTCTCATAACTGCGGCACCGGACTTGCTGACGGCTTGTGAAAGGGCACTACAGCAGCTAGACCTTATCGGAGGGTTGCCTGCTACCATCAGGCTTCTAAATGAAGCCAAAGCCAAGGGGAGAGATTGATGTACACCAGCTATTTTAAAAACCCAAACCTTAACCCTCAAGATTCCAGGTTGGTATCAATAGCCAGGTGGACACCGCCAGGGTTTAGAAATATCCGGCAATTCCGCCTGTTGGTCCCACGTAAGGATTGGGGCGGCCAAAGCCCCAATACCTTTATCAGAACCTATTATGAAAAGGTTCTAGACCGCCTTGACCCAAGGCTAATTTACGACAGCCTAGAGGAGTCCATCTTATTATGTTGGGAGCCACCTGGGGTCTTTTGCCACCGGCGCATAGTGGCGGAGTGGCTGGAACAACACCTGGCGATAAAAGTACCGGAGCTTCCGGCAAATTATAACCCTAAACAAAAGGACCTTTTTGAAGAAGGAGGGCAAACTTAATGGCTGACAGATTTTGGGGGCGGTTGGAATTTCCCGCCCATCTCATTGACGACGAAGTCAGGGAGGCCCTGGAAGGGGAAGGAGTAGAGTTTGACGGGGACAACCTCGTGGAAAAACGGATGCAGGCTTACGACCCGGAGGTTTATGTGGATGATGGGATTTTAAGCCTGGACAACCAGGAGGCCAGATATGGGATGTTTGATGATCTGGAACGACTCCTGAGAAAAAAGGGCATCCCCTTCGACCGGCAGAGCGGCCAGTATGCCGAATACTCGGCTGAACTGGTGATTTTCCGGCCCGCAAAAGACGATGCTTCGACAGCCCTGGACCTGACCATTCCCTTGTGGAATGACGAGCCCTTTGTCAGCGTAAGGGAAATCCGGGAGATCATCAGGAGCAATCCGCCCACCAAGGGAGCTTATGAATGTGTCTTGGCGATTCAGAGCTACCTTGACGAGCATTATCCGGCTTATCCCCCACTGAGCGATTATGTCAAAGGTTTGTCCTGAGGAAGGAGGCTCAGCATGGCAAAGGTTGAGATACACAACCCCCAATGCCTTACTTGTGCCTACAAGAAAGGCATGATGAACAAAGCCAAAGGGAAAAAAATCCCCGGTGTGGGCAAATGCACTCACCCCGAAAAGTTTGTGCCTCCCAAGAGAAACTGTCTGCGCTACAAGAAAGAAAAAGGGGGCGTCCGCCACACGCCCCCGGAAACAACCCCCCTGGCCCCAGCTAACGGCAGCCAGGAAGTCAACCTGTCCTTAATCTACCCTAACCCTAACCAACCCCGCAAGTTTTTTCCCAAGGAACCCCTGGAGGAACTGGCCCAATCCATCAGAGAGCAGGGGCTGATTGAACCCCTGGTGGTGGTGCCCCGAGGGGAGCGCTTCATGCTAGTGGCCGGGGAGCGGCGCTGGCGGGCCTGCCAGATGGTTTATTTGGAGATGGAGAAGGTGCCCGTCAGGATCATCGAAGCTGATGACCGGCAGGTGGCGGAGATGGCCCTGGTGGAAAACCTCCAGCGCCAAGACCTATCACCCCTGGAGGAGGCCCGATCTTTCCGGGAGATGCTGGACTCCGGCTACACCAAGGAGACCCTGGCCCAAAAGCTGGGCTTCAAGCAGGTGTGGCGCATTGACGAGCGCCTTTCTCTACTCAACCTGGCGTCCAAGTTTCAGGAAGCCTTGGCTCAGGGGATGATATCCTCATCACAAGCCTGTTGGATGAGCAAACTTGCTGACCACAACTATCAGGAGATAGTTTTTCGCAAAATTAAAGCTGGCGAGTTCCCTACCCATAACCACTTGCGGCGGTTTGTCAACGCCCTGGTAGATGCCAGCAAACAGACGGCCCTTTTTGAGCAACCCAAAAAGGAACACCAGGAAGTGCTCAACCGCTGGGAGAGGGTGCTGAACGCGGTCACCCGGCTCATCTGCAAATCTTTTTCCCCGGAGGACTGCCGGGTATTGGCCAAGGTGCACCAGGGGAACACCCACGTGAACCTGGAGAAAATCGAGATGATTATCAAGCACTTAAACCTGATGAAGAAAGCCATGCTGGAGAACGCCAGCCGCCAGGAAGCGACCCGGCTGGCCCAAAATACCCTAAATGACGGTCCATTACATAATACCGAAGAAGTAACCTGGGTGGACCATGAGGAGGTTAATGCAAGACTCAAAGAATTTTTAGGCTGAAAGGAGGGTAATTGTGGATGAAGTTTTCATTATCGACATAACCGAAGCCAACCGGCTTCTGGACGAGCAGCGGCGGGTGATCCAAGAGGTTGCCCGCCGTTGTCATTTAAAGGGCAGGGACTGTCAATGCTCGGACTGCCCCATGTCAAAATCCTGCAAGGATACAGAAACAATCCAATCATATGAGGAGGAATTGAGATATGCAACTCAGCGTTGAACAGGGCGATCTGGCCCGTGCCCTGGAACACGTCCTGGGCGTGGTGGACAAACGGGGCACCATGCCTATCCTGGCCCATTGCCTGATGGAGGCCGACGACCAGGGGTTTGCCGTCTCCGCCACCGACCTGGAACTATCCTTTAAGGGCCGGTTTCCGGCGGAGGTGCAGGAGCCTGGGACTCTTGCGGTCCTGGCCCACACCTTCCACGGCCTGGTGAAGAACCTGCCAAAAGGGACCCTGCGAATCACCGGTGACGAGAAGCAGGTAAAGGTGGAAGCCGGGGACTCGGAATACAAATTCCTAACGCTCCCGGCGGAGCAGTTTCCGTCCCTGCCCTCCAGTCAGGGAGCTTCCCTGGTGGCGGTGGAGGCCCAGGCGCTCCTGGACATGATGGATAAGACCAGTTTTGCCATGTCCGTTGACAATCTGCAATACAACTTGTCAGGCACCTTGTGGGAACGGCGGGAGGTGGGCGGCAATTACCATCTTCGCATGGTCGCCACCGACGGCCACCGCCTGAGCCTGGCGGAACAGGCGCAACCGGAGTTGGATAGACTGGAATGGCCGGAGGGTATTCTGGTGCCAGCCAAGGCCGTGCGGGAAATCAAACGGTTCGTGGAAAACAATAGCAAGGGTGGTTCGGTGGAGCTTGGGTTTGAGGTTGTTCAGGTGGAATATAAGTATGAAGAAGGCGTCACGAAAACTAAACCCAAGATACAGACCCTCTTTCTCCAAGCCGGGGACAAGGAGTTGTCCACGCGCATGCTGGACCGGAGATTCCCCGATTATCAGCGCATCATCCCGGAAAGATGCAAGCACCGCTTTACCTTCAACCGCCAGGAGTTGGCCGCGGCGCTGAAGCGGGTCTCCCTGCTTTCTACGGACCGCTTCCGGGGGGTGATCATCACCCTGACCGAATCAGTGGCGGAGGTGGCTTTTGAAAACCCTGAAGTCGGGGCCGGGAAGGAAACGGTGAAAATCCTGGAGAAGGTCTGCGACAAAGAGGACCCCTGGGCCATCGGCTTTAACGCCCGCTATCTCCTGGAACCGCTGGCGGTGATGCAGGGGGAGACAGTGGTCATGGAGCTCAACGAGGCCAACCGGCCCGTGCGGCTTCAGGATGCCTCCGACCCTGGCTCCATATGGATTGTCATGCCCATGGACCTGTGAACAGCGGATATCATTGCAATCGGGGAGGCGGCCTGCCCGCCTCCCCCTTCTTTTTTCCCGGAGGGAACTGAACCATGGAAGAACATTGGCTTTGGCCCTTAAAGGGCGGGACCTGGAAAGACCGTCTCCTGGCCTTGTCCTGGGCCCTGGAACTGGTGCTCATGGCTGGGGCTTTTTATTGGCTGGCTTGGGCCCTGGCCCCGTATTTTTAAGGAGCGATCTTATGAAAACTATAATCATCGTTTTCCTGGCCGGTATAGCTATCGGCTGGCTGGCCTGTTGGCCTGTGGCTAAACGATTTACCTCGAGAAGGGGAAAATCAAAATGGCGCTTAAAGGACTAACCCTGCTTATGGTATTGATCTTGGCCTTGGCAGGTTGTGCTGGCTTTCCCCAACGCTGTGATACCCGTCCCTGATGGTATGACGAGAGCAAGTGGCCGGGTGTCCCTTATTATGACCCAAACGAACCGGAGCCCTGGAAGCGGACCTATTATCTGGGGCGGGATCCGACAAACCTTAGTAGGGTGATCCGCCTCTATGGCAGCACCGGAACTGTCGCTCCTAATCTCTATGTGTATCAGCCCTGGTACGGTTTCTGCGCTACCCACTACCGTTGGCGGGGCCCCACCATCCGGCCCCTATCTCATTCCAACTAAGTAAAAACCCTATTAAGGAGGAATTCTCATGGCAGTAAAAGGTTTGACGCCGCAATTAGCGGAAAGAGGCCGGATTAAAATCGGCATGAAGGGGGAAGAAAAAACCTCTTCCCAGGGTAAGAAATTCCTTCAACCCGTTAAACTCGATCATTTCCTTATTTGCACCATGCAGCGGGACGCGGCCGGGCGGCTGCTGCCGGACACGGCCCTCATGGCCAAGCTCAAGCCAGGAGGGGGCAAGCTTACCGAGATTCCGGTAAAGCTGCTCTATGACCATATCGACCTCAACTTCCAGACCCGTTACGCCTGTTACCGGGGCAACCGCTGCTGGTGCTCCGGGGACGGCGAGACGGCCCAGAGGTTCACCGGGGAAAACGGCAAGTATCAGGAAGTCCCCTGCCCCTGCGAACGACAGGACCCCTTTTATCAGGGTCAGGACCGCTGCAAAATCCTGGGCACCCTCCAGATGCTCATCGAGGGCACGAACCGCATTGGGGGCGTCTGGAAATTCCGCACGACCTCCTGGAATACCGTCAACGCCATCCTGTCCAGCTTGGCCCTGATCAAGACCATCACCGGCGGGTCCTTGGCGGGCATCCCCTTGCATTTGGTCCTTTCCCCCAAGACGGTCACCGTGCCCACCACCGGGCAGAACATGGTGGTATATGTGGTGAGCCTGGAGTTTCGGGGCCTGGAGGAAGACTTGGCGGAACTGGGTTATGAAATCGCCCGGCGGCGCATTGAACACCAGGTAAGGATGGAGCAAATCGAGGCCGAGGCCCGGCGTTTGCTCCTGCCGCCCCAGGCGGAACCGCCCGAGGAGCAGGAAGAGGTGGCCCAGGAGTTTTACCCGGAGACCGCTGCGGCCCTGGCCGAAGCCTCGCCCTGCGAGGTCTGCCATTGTGTGCACCTGCCCACCGAACCCTGTCCGGTTCAGCCTTCCCCGGTGGAATTTGTGACCTGCGGGGTTTGCGGGAGCCAGCACTTCAAAAGCGACCCCTGTCCGGTTTGCCATAAGGGTAACAACCCTTCATCTGAACCGGGCTTCAAGGTCACCGAAGTCCCCACCGGGGAGGAAGGGGTGATCCGCTTTGAAATCGAAGGCGCACCCGCCGGCGACCCGGACCAACCCGGCGCCAAAGATAATAAGGGCAAAAAACACCTCAAGCCGGTGGCGGACCCGGCCCCGGACAAGAAGGCCCTGTTTTAACCCCTACCCAAACCCTTACCCGCCCCGAGATCGGCCCGCCATGAGGCGCTCGTGAGGCTGTTTTTCGGGGCGGACCACCACAAAATCAAAGGAGAGCCTGTGGATGAAAACCTGTAATAACTGCGGGTGGAACGATGGCCAGGAATGCCGGGAGCCGGGTTTCCCTGTGAACGACTGGGAAGAATACCTGGAAGGCGAAGATTGTCCCGGTTGGAAACCGCGGGCTAAAAGGGAGGAATCTTATGACAAAGGAAAAACCCAAATATTCGGTGTCCCGTCTTGACCTTTACGAGAGGTGCCCCTGGGCATACAGGACCGTCTATCTGGACAAGCTCCCCCGGGCGGCGAACGAGGCCAGGGCTACCGGCCAGCTCCTGCACTCCCTGGTAGCCGACTACCTGGAGCGGCTCATCGCTACTGGCCAGGCCACTGACTGGATGTGGGCCCGTATGGCCACCCCCAGGAACGGCAGCCCCGAGGTGGTGGAGATGTGGGAGCGGTTTTACAACACCTTCACCCTGCCCGCCGGCCTAGTGGTCCCCGGAGTGGAGAGGCAGTTGGCCTTCGACCGGAAGTGGCGGCCCGTCAAGTTCACCTCCAAACGAGCCCGCTTCCGCATGGTCCTGGATTTCCATTTTCGCCAGAAAAACCTGGCCGTCCTGATTGACTGGAAAACGAACCGGGTCATGAACGGGGCAGAGAAAAACCTCCAACTCCTGGCTTATGGCTGGGGTCTGAAACAGGCCCTCTACCCGGACATCGAGGAGGTCCTGCTCCGCCTGCACTTCCTGCGCTACGGGCGGGAGCGGGAGGTGCTGTTGGGGCCGGATGACCTGAATGGCGTGCCCGATATGCTGGAAGAGAAGATCGGCAGGATCGAGAAGGACAAGCACTTTGACCCTTCCCCCGGCTCTTTCTGCGGCCTGTGTGGGGTGACGGCCCACTGCCCTGTAATGTCCAATGCTCTGATGCCGGTGGAGATTCTGGCCCCGGCCACCCGGGAACAGGCGGAAAAGGCGGCGGCTTTACTTCTCACCTTGCAGCAGATGGAAAAAGAGCTGGCTGCCCGCCTCAAGGACTGGGTTAAAGAACACGGCCCGGTGCAGGTGGGGGATATGGTTTACGGCCCCTCCGAGACGGTATCTTATGACCTGGACACCAAGGCGGTGGTGGAATTCCTGCTCAACGAGGGTCTGGACCGGGAGGTCATCTGGCCGTTACTCAACCTCACCAAGACCAGCCTCGAGCGCGGCCTGAAGAAACTCCAGCGGCAGGATTTGCTGAAAACTATCCTGTCTTGGAGTAATAGCAAAACCACAGAACGCATCGACTTTAAGAAAACCTAAGGAAGGAGAAAAACCCATGGTTGGTATGCTGCAAATCATCACCTATCTGTTGTGTGTTTATCTGGTATTCAGGGCGGTGGAGATTTTCACCATCGGCTTGGCGAGCCAGGGTGATTGCCGGATTGCCGCCCGGTTTATCGGTATTCTGGCCATTCTGGCTGCCATTGCCCTTGCCTCCTATTTTGTCTTTGCCATCGACACGCAGGCCCATGCCGTGGCCGCATCTGTTAATCGCTACATCCGTTAGCCCCTTACAGAGCCAATTATCACAACCCTCCAGCCTCCCCCCGGTGCGCGCTGAGCCGGGAACCAAGGTGAGATGCCTGTATTGACAGGTCAAAGCCATGGGGGGTATTGTTGCCGTTATTCGGCCAATCTCACTACCAGGGGTAAGCCCCACCAGACGGGGTCTTGTCTAAAAACTGAAGCCGGAACCTCTCTCCCAGGGGTTTCGGCTTCTTTTTTTTGCCCAATGACAATGTTATGCACGATTTGTTAAAAATTGTGACAGTTTGCCAGCTTCACAAAAATCTAACCATCTCTGTAAAATGTAGTCAATTAATTGACACCACAAGGACTTGCGCTTGCTGGGACTCATTCGCAGGGGGTTGGCGGCATTGTGGGGCAATACCGCGGTCGCGACGCGTGAAACGCCTTATTTCCCTGAGGCCACCCGTCTCTTTTTCCTCTCTCCCCATCTTCTTTCCTCAGACCTCACCGCCAAGTTGACCCAGCCCTACCGGGAGCACGTCTGGGTTTACGCCTGCATCAACGCCATCGCCCAGAGCATCAGCGGCGTTCCCCTGCTCTTCAAGACCGGCACCCGCAAAGATTCTCAAGTATTAGAATCTCACCCCCTGATTGATCTCTTTGAAACTCCCAATCCCTTGATGTCCGGGAGCCAGCTTATTGAGGCAACCCTGATTTATCTTGGGCTCACCGGCGAGGCCTTTTACATCCTAGACCGGCGGAGCGAACTGGAAATCCCCAGGGAGATGTGGGTGGTTCACCCCGACCGGTTCAAAGAGGTGGTGGACGAAAAATCCGGCCTGATCTCGGGCTGGATATACAGCAAGGGCACCCGACAAATCCCCCTCCAACCCCATGAGGTGGTCTTTTTCCGCTACTTCAATCCCTACAATGACTATCGGGGTCTTGCTCCGCTCCAGGCGGCCAGGGCGGGCATCGAGCAGGATTTTTGGGCCGGCCAGTACAACACCGCGTTTTTCAAAAATTCGGCCCAGCCCGGGGGAGTGCTGGAAACCTCCGGCAACCTCACCGACGAGGAATACCAGCGGCTACTGGCCCAGTGGCAGGACCGACACGGCGGGGCCCCCAAGGCCCATGCCATCGCTCTTTTGGAGGGGGGCGTCACTTACAAGCAGACGGGTCTCTCCCAGAAGGACATGGACTTCCTGGAGCAGCGCAAATGGAACCGGGAAGAGATCATGGCGGCTTTTAAGGTGCCCAAGCCGGAACTGGGGCTCTATGATGAAGTAAATTACGCCACGGCCAAAACCCAGCGGAAGCTCTTCTGGGAAAACACCTTGCTCCCCAAGATGGCCCTCTTCGAGTTCGTCCTGTGGAGCCAACTGCTGCGCCGGATCGAGGGCGGGCGCAATTGGGCCGAGTTTGATTATTCCAGCATCAGCGCCCTGCACGAGGATCGGAACGAACTGATGGACTCGGCCCAGAAACTCTGGTCCATGGGGGTGCCGCTCAATACCGTCAATGAATACCTGGGCCTGGGCCTGCCCCAGGTGGAGGGCGGAGACGTGGGCTATCTGCCATTCAACCTGACCCCGATGACTCATGTCGCACCCCCTAAAGAGCCTGTAAAAGAACTAATTGCGCACGCGGCGGACAGTAGCCCTTCGCTACTGCTCGCCGCGCCTTTTTTTGTCCATCGCTTTGACTCAGAAGCCTACTGGAAGGCTTACCTGGCGGTACATACCCCCCTGGAGAAAACGGTCCAAAGCAAGATCAGCCGCTATTTCTACGAGCAGCGCAAGCGCCAGCTCCGGAAAATGGAGGAGGCGCTGGGCAAAGCCGTCACCCGGGAACTGGCGGTGGAGTCCCTGCTACTGGATTCGGATGAGGAAAACGCCATCCTCCGCAAGATGATTTGGCCTCTGTATCTGGAGATCGGGCAACAGGCGGGAGAATCGCTTCTCGCCGAATTGGGGGCGGACCCGGGCATCTTCACCCTGGTGGACACCCCGGCCATGGCCGCCCTGAAAAACAAGCTGATAAAGGTGGTGGGCATCAACGACACAGTGCGGGCGCAACTGCGGGATACTCTCATTGAGGGTATGGGAAAGATGGAGAACACCGCGGACCTCATGGACCGGGTGAAGCAGGTTTACAACTTCGCCCAGTCCAGGTCCCTCACCATCGCCCGCACGGAGACCGGCCAGGCCATGGGCATAGCCCGGGATGCGGCCATGGACCAGATGAAGGTGGAGAAAATCCAGTGGGTGACCGCCGGGGATGAGCACGTCAGGGAGTCGCATCAGATGCTGAACGGCATGGTGATGGAGCGTGGGCAGGTTTTCCCCAACGGATGCCTTTATCCCTGTGATATCAACGGACCGCCGGAGGAAACCATAAACTGCTTCATAGATCACCAAGTTCCTATTTTTACAACAGAGGGATGGAAACCTATTGGAAAAATCAAACCTGGCGATATGGTGCTGACTCATAAAAACCAGTTTCGCAAGGTCACCCGGATTTCCACAGGCTCTACCTATTCAGGCGAAGTCGTCCGGCTTACTCCAGCTGGAGATTGGCTGAAAAATAAACGAAGCGTGGTCATTACCCCGGAGCACCGCTTCCTGATGGCTGACGGTTCATGGAAACAGGCACAGCATATCCAGCCCGGAGATCGGATTAAAATAATAGCCTCCTTCTGCCGCTACTGCGGCGAGGCAATCCCCTATTGGCGGAGGTACTGTAATCATTCCTGTCTAAGCAAAGCAATTACAGAAAAGCAATGGAATGATCCGGCCCATCGGGAAAATATAAGCCGAAAAACAAGACAACAGCTTCATAGGGATTATGAAGAGGGCATAAGGAATCGCCATGAAATAACCAAAAAAGCAAGAGAAACAGCATTTAAAAAGTATGGTGAAGGTGGTTATTTAGCAACGGTTGATCGCTCTCCTGAAGGAACTTTCCAGAGAAGAGTAGAAGAGGCGATTATCGCCAAGTGGGGAAGCCGCCTCGATATGCTCAGAAAAACCGCCTTTGTGGCTTTGGGCAAAGCAGGATGGTATGGCTCCAGATTTGATAAGAAAGTTAGATCACTCCTGGAGTACAATGGTAAGAATTATATCCAGCAATTCTTTGTGGGCAATCGCCGGGTAGATTTCTATTTACCTGAGTATAAGCTTTTTCTCGAGTGTGATCCCCCTTGGTATCACAATGATCCGATGAGAGAACGAAAACGAGACTTAGAAATCCTTTCGCAATATCCTGATCATAAAATATGCCATTTAATTTTCAATGAAGCAGGACATCAGGAGAGGGAAGAAACTTACGACCTCCTTAGTCTTAATCATGCAGGCACTTATCAGCAGACTGAGATTGAGGTATCTGCTGTGCAAAGATGGAAACTCAGGAAACCCCGCCGCCTGTATAACTTTGCCGTGGAAGATGATGAAAGCTACGTGGCGAAAGGCTTCATCAGTCATAACTGCCGCTGCGTGGCGGCGCCGGTGGTGTAGTGATGGCCGAGCGCCTGGGCATCGCCATAAACCCCCACATCCTGGCCCTGTTATTCCGGGCTGGGGCGGTGATTCACGGTAACCACGGTTTTGCGGTGCGGCTGATGGAGGATGGGCTGCCGGAGGATTATATCCTGCTGGACTGTGATTATAACAGCAACTGCGGCCAGTTCTGGATGGTCTTCTGCCGGAAAGACGACCCGGTGCCAGGGACAATCAACTGGCTAAACCCGGTCTATGAAAAGGAGGAGAGAGATGAAACTAATCCATAAAGACCTGGATTTTACCATAAGGCAGGTAGGCGCTCCGGCAGACCGCATCCTGGAGTTCATCGGCTCCACCGCCGACGTGGACCGCTACGGCGATGTTATCGAGGTGGATGGCTGGGACCTGAAGAACTACCAGAAAAACCCGGTGTTCCTCTGGGCGCACGATTATAAACAGCCCCCCATCGGCAAGGCGGTGGAGGTGGGCAAGACCGATAAGGGGCTGCTGTTCCGCATCAAATTCCCCACGGCTGAGGAATACCCCTTCGCGGACACCATTTACAAGCTCTACCTGGGCGGGTATCTGCGGGCCACTTCGGTGGGTTTCCAGGACCTGGAGCGGGAACCCATTTCCGACAAGGAGGGCAAACAGACCGGCTGGCGCTATAAGCAACAGGAACTTTACGAACTGTCAGCGGTGCCGGTGCCAGCCAACCCCCAGGCCCTGATCATGGCAGTACAGAAAGGAGTGGTGAACCCCCGGGAGGTGGAGGAGGTCATGGGTGTGCCGTATGAGGCTGACCTGATACAGGCGGCCGAAATGGAAGCGCAGGAGGAGCAAGTCAAAGGAGTAATCCCTTACAAGGAATATCCTACCGACCCGGAGGACGCCCCCTGGGACGGCCCGGCGGAGATTAAAGCCGCGGATGTGAATGCTCTGAAAATCATCTGCGCCTGGTTCGATTCCGAGAACCCCGATATCAAGAACTCTTATAAGCTCCCCCACCATCGGGCTAAGGGGTACAAGGTGGTGTGGCGGGGGGTGGCGGCGGCCATGGCGGCCCTCTTGGGTTCCCGTGGCGGGGTGAATGTGCCGGAAGGCGACCGGCAGGGCATTTATAACCACCTGGCCAAGCACTATGCCCAGTTTGAGAAGGAGCCGCCGGAATTCAAGGAATATTCTGGAAAAGACCTGGCCATGATTAAAATGGGACTCCCTCCGGTTATGGACAAACTGAATAGCCAGAAAGGGTCTATATCAGACATAGACCTCATCTCTCTACTCATGCAGTTGCTTGCGGCTCTCTATGACTGGTTGATGGGCGATGAGACCCAGCCTGCTACGGCTTCGAAGACCCCAGACTGCCTGCGCGAGCGGGTTGTGGAGATTTTCTCCCAGGCTTCGGCCAAGGCCCTGCATGACTTTTTCAAGGCAGGGGACGGGCCGGTAATCAAGGCCGGGGCGGTGCTGAGCGCCAAGAACAAAGCCTCCCTGAAGCAGGCCCAGGCCCTGATTCAGGAGGTTCTGGATTCGTCGGAATCAGCACCTTCCGAAGAGAACGGCAAGGCAAACCAAAACAAAGACATTTACTCCCTGGCGTTGAACCCGGGCGTGAAGCCCCAAGGGGGGAAACCGGCTGGGGGGACGGACCTAAACCAGATACTTTCCAAAACCCTCAAAATTCAGCAACGCATCAAAGGAGGAGAATAACATGAACACTGAGGTTAACCGTATCCAGGAACTCCTGGAAGATATCAATAAATCCCTCTCCTATACCGGAGAGGACGGCAAGGTCATCACCATTTCGGAAGTGTTCAAAACCCTGCCGGATTTGGCCGCCAAATACGCCGACTTGAAAGCCCGGTTTGAGGACATGGAAAGCCGGGTTCGGGAGCGCAAATGGGCCAATATACCCGGCCTGGAAGAGGAGAAGGAGAAGTTCTCCCTGTTCAAGGCGTTGTATGCCATTTCCACCGGAGACTGGTCCCAGGCCCAGTTCGAGGCCGACGTCTTCCGGCAGACCAGGGACATGGCCGTCAGCACGGACAGTTCGGGAGGGTATCTCGTGCCGACCCAGGCCATTCCGGAACTCATCGAGATGCTCCGGGCAGAAGCGGTGATCTTCCAGATGGGGGCGACCCTCCTGGACAACCTCACCGGCTCTCCGGTGGAACTCCCCAGGCAGACCGGCGGGGCCACGGCCTACTGGGTAGGAGAAAATACGGCCTTGACGTCCAGCGATGCCGCCCTGGGTCAGTTGAAGCTTACCCCCAAGTCCGTGGGGGCCCTGGTGAAGCTGTCCAACCGGCTGCTCCGGCTGAGCAATCCGTCGGCGGAGCAGATGGTGCAGGCTGATCTGGCCCGGGTTATCTCCCTGGCCATCGACCTGGCGGCCCTGCGGGGCACCGGTGCCAGCGGCGATCCCATCGGCATCGCCAATACCTCCGGCATCAACACCAAGGCTTTTGGGACCAACACCCCCAGCTTTGACTTCTTCTTCGATATGGAGTACGAGCTGGCGGTTGACAACGCCTTGCGGGGCAAGCTGGGGTTTGTGTTCCACCCCTGCGTGAAGCGGAGCCTGTCAAAACTCAAGGTGGCCCAGTTCTCCGGGGACACCGGCGGCGATTACATCATCCGGCCAATGGACGCTAACGCCCTGACCAACTACATTGGCTACCCCTTCGCCATGACCACGCAGATTCCGATCAACCTGGGGGCGGGCACCAACGAGACGGAAATCTATTTCGGCAACTGGCAGGAGTTGATCGTGGGCCAGTGGGCAGGCATCGAAATCCTGCCTTCCAAAGAGGCGGGAGACGCCTACACCAAAAACCAGACATGGATTCGTATCATCACCGACGTGGATATCGGCCTGCGCCACCCTGAGAGCTTCTGCCTGGGCACCGGGGTGAAGAACAGCTAAAACCGGACGGGGTCGGGCTGACCGGCCCCCATCTTGAATGAGGGTTTGAACCGATGGCTATTTATCGCGTGAAACTTGGCTACTGCCTCCATCTCCCCCACGGTCGATTTGTCCACCACGGGGAAGAGGTGGACCTGGACGGCGAGTTGGAACAAAAGGTCTTGGAGACCCAGGGTTGGAAGATCGAGTTGGTTCAGTCAGAACCGGCTGCGGTCAAAGCTCAAAATGCCGCGCCGGCTCCCGAAACCAAGGAAGCCCCGGAGTCTCCCAAGGACCGGGCCGTAAAGAAGGACGAAACCCAGACCAAGTGAGTGTGTGATGAACCTGACCACCCTGAGCCAGGTCAAGACCCTGCTGGAACAGACGGAGACTGATTGGGATGACCTGATTTCCGAAATCATCGGGGCGGTGTCTGTCCGGGCGGCAGCCTACTGCAACCGGGACTTCGAGAAAAAGGAGCGGGTGGAATATCACGACGGCGGCGGGCAATATCTCTATCTCAAGGGCTTGCCGGTGGTGGACATCGCCTCCATTTACGGTTCATACACCTGGGAATGGGACGCCGTAACCCTGATTCCTGCTGGGGATTATCAACTGTTATCAGCCGGCATGGTTGGTTACCGCTATGGGGTCTGGCCTTACGGCCTCCGGGCCCTGAAGGTGACCTACACTGGCGGGTATGACCCCTTCTTTGCAGGTCCGGGAAACCCGCCAGAAGATTATAATCCGCCTCCTGCCGATCTGGAAATGGCGGTGCGAACGCAAGTTGCCTATGATTTCCGGCGGCGTAGGGATATTGGTTTGGAGTCGGTGAGTTTCCCGGACGGCTCCATCCAGAAGATGGCTTCCGGGGAGTTTTTGAAGGCGGTCAAGGACGTGCTGGACCGCTACCGGATCAGACCTCATGGCTAAAGACCCGGTAAAAAGCCTGGACCAGATGATCCAGGGGCTGGTGCCCAAAGTCAAGCAGGTGGTGGAGACCCACAGCAAACGCATGTGGGAGCGGGCGGTGACCTATCATCTCACCGGCGGCACCGGACCCGACCGCCTGGCCCGGCGCACCGGCACCCTGGCCCGGTCCACCCGACCCCTGGAAGTGCGCCTGGAGGGAAACAAGGTGGTGGGGGGACTGGCCTTCGGGGCCGAATACGCCAAGGTGCATATCGGGCCTGCCGGCAGCACCTTCACTATCAAACCCAAGACCAAAAAGTTCCTGGCTATCCCCCTGCCGGCGGCCAAGACCGCGGCGGGGGTGGCCCGGGGCGGCCCCCTGGACGGCATCTGGGGTCCCACTTTCATTGCCAAGGGGGTGATCTTCGGCTACTCCGGGGGCACCAAGGGGACGCAAAGCAAAACCCCCATTCCCCTTTTCGCCTTGAAGCGGTCGGTGGTGGTGCCCCGGCGGGTGGACCCCAAGGCGCACCTGCTGGATTGGGTCAAGCCTCAGTTTATGGCTGACTTGGCCAAGGTTGCCAAGGTGGAGGGCTGATGGCGGACAGCATCAAGGTCCAGGCGATGCGCAAACTGGAGGAAGTGCTGGCGGCCATCCCGGAATTGGGGTCCGTCAACCGTTGGCATGGCAAGCCCATTGACCTGGACAGGGTGAAACTTCCCGCGCTCTTTCTCTTTGAGGAAGAGGAACGCCGGGATAAACGCAACCGCCTGGCAGTGGGGGAGATCAAACTGCACCTGATGACCTTCATCTCCCTCACGCCAGCTGGGCAGGTGTCATTTAACGATGTGGCGGACAACCTACAGGGGAAAATCCATAACGCCCTGATTACCACGGCGGAACTGAAGGGGTTGGTGACGAACCTGGTGGAGGGCATGGTGCGGAAGGAGTTTCCCAACGATCTATATGGGGTGCTCTATCAGGATTTTGACATAACCTATTTTCACAATTGGGGTGACGCCTTCAGCGTGGCTTACTGAGATGGAGGGAACATCATGTCATTTCAGGATTTCGAGAAGGCAGTAAACGAAGTGGGACAGGCCGCCGATACGGTGGCCTCCCGCTGGAAAACCTGGGCCATAGTAGGTCTCATCCTAGCCGGTTTGGTTGTCGGGGCTTACGTGGTCATGAAAATTATCTCTTAACCCACAGATAAAAAGGAGGGTCTAACCATGCCTGTGCCGCATAACATTGAAAACTACACGGTCCCGGGAGGCGTCAAGTTGTTCTTTGACGATGGAGGCGGAGAACGGGACCTGGGGAATATCACCGAACTGGACATCGAGCCTGGCACCGAGGAACTGGATCACTATAGCAACCGGTCCGGGAAACGGATGAAAGACAAGGTTATCGTCCTGGAAGAGAAACTCACCATCAAATTCAAGTTCGATGAGCCGGTGATCGAGAACCTGCGCTACTACTTCAAGGGCGGCAACATCGAGAACGTGAACGCCGGCACCGGGACGGTCACGGATCAACTGGTGACCCTCACCGGCACGGCCCCGGTGTCCCTGGGCAAGTACGGCATTTCGGCGGTCACGGTCACCAACCTGGCCGGGGATGTGACCTATGTACAGAACGTTGATTACATTGTGGACCCCGGGGTGGCCGGAGCGGACGGCCGTCAGGTGGCCCGTATCTGGCGCGTGGCCGGCGGCGCCATTGCCGATGGCCAGCAGGTGAAGGTCGATTATACTTACACAACTTGGCATCAGCAGCGTTTCCCCATTGCCGGGGTATCCTTCGTGGAGGGTTCAGCCCGGCTGGAGGTACATCCTGACGCTGGGCGGGGCTTGCGCTTCGATGTGGTGGTCCCAAAGTGTCTCCTCAAGCCCAACGGGGCCACCGGTCTGGACGACAAGAAGTGGATGGAGGTGCCCATGACCCTGGAGGCCCTGGACGACAGCGAGAACACCCCGGATGCGCCCTTCGGCTATTACGTGAGCTACGATAACGCCGCTTAAGAGGTGAGAGATGACGGAACAGATCACCGACTCGCAGGTCTTGACGAGTCTTTTGGCTGAGGAAAACCTGGACGGTTACACCATCAAACCCTGGACTATCAAGCAGTTGCTCCAGGTAACCCCTATCCTCAAAGATATCGGTGAAAAACTGGCCGAGGTGGGCGTTACCTTGGAAACCCTCTCGGATATGGTGGTTAGCCAAGGGGTTGCCGGCTTGGCGGGAGTGGTGGATATCATCTTGCCCCATTTGCCGACGTTTCTGTCCGCATCTCTTCGGATATCTCTGGAGGAAGCGGGGGAGATTGATTTAGGGTTGTCCTTAGTCTTGGTGGTTAAGGTGCTGTCGCTCAATATCGAGCACTTAAAAAACTCGCTGAGCCTGGTCATGAGGGAGATGACGCCCCTGACCGGGCAGATGGAAAGCACCAACAATTAGGGATAACCGCAGCTCTGCTGGAGCTTACCAGTCTGGGTCTCAATTTGGCGGACCTCCTGGATAATTATCCAGCCACTGTAGTCAAGGGATTGGCCTTGGCAGCCAGGCTAAACCGCCGGATACTGCTGGCCGAATTAACCTCTACGACAACTGCGGCAGTATCCGGGGCCTTGGACTTGGCCTTTAACCAAGGCCGTGGCAAAGTGCTGGAGAAGTGGATGGAGCGACTGATGGCGGAAGAAAAGACACCGACCCGCAAGCCCGAAATATCGGAGCGGGCCCTTTCTTTTTTCGCTGCCATGCCGCGGAGACAGCATCAATGAACGTGGAGCAGATTCTTGCGGACCCGCACCGGGTGCAATGCTCCCATTACCGGGCCAATCTGAGCCGGGAAGCCTGTCTGAAACAGCAGGAGGCGGCCCGCAGACAGCGGCAGCAGTGGTGGGGGTTTTACGGCAGCCTGGAACCCCGAGACCCCTGTCTGAAATGTCGGACCGGGAAGGAGTTGAGAAAAGAGCAGCCTGACCTGCCAGGTGCAGGAACAGATACGGGGACGCAACCCAGGCGTCCCCGATTGCGCTGAGTCCAAGGGGCACCGGATATGGCATCAAATGATTTAGGCGAACTGCTGGTCAAGCTCTCGGCGGATATCAAGGGTCTGGAGACCGGTCTGGGCAATGCCAAGAGTGAACTTGACAGTTTCAAAAATTATACACAGTCGTTCACGGCATCCCTTAAAAGTGCTTTAGCTTTTGCTGGCATAGCTACTGGCTTGTATGAACTCCTGTCCAGCTTCAAGCAATTTGCTTCCGCGAGTATAGAAGTCGGCCGCAGCGTCGAGCTCATGCGCCTGGCCACCTATGGACTGGCCGAAGGTCTGGGTATGTCCATGGGCGTGGTGGACCATTGGGTGGAAAAAATCAAGTCTATGGGGCTGTCGGCCGAGGCGTCCTGGAAAACTGTCCAAACAGCCCTGAAGACGGGGATAGACCTAAATCAACTGGAACCTCTGGTAAACGCAATCAAGAATATTGCCCCCCTTGCTGGCATGAGCGTCAATGAGGCAGTAGAGGCTGTGATGCGCTCCATCGCCACAGGGATGCCTTTGGCATTGCGCAACCTGGAAATGCCGATGGCACTGGTCCGTCAGTTGTTGCAAGAGACCGGCCAGGATGCCGAGGGGGTTACCAAACGATTCCAGATGATCTCAGATTTTATCATCTCGTACGGTAACCAAATGGAGGGGGTTGCTGCTAAGGTAGGGTCTTCGTTTGCAAAGCAAGCGAACCAGTTAAACCTTGCCACGCAGCAGGCGAAAGAGGCTCTTTTTGAGAATTTTCTGAAGCCGATGTTGACCGCCATTACCGGTGAAAAAATAAAAGTTTGGAGTGATTTGGCAAATTGGATTGGTCAAAACGCGGAAAAATTAAGGGAGTTGGGCGCCGGGATAGGGATAATCATCGCCAGATTAATCCAGATGGCCTCATCTATCGGTAAGATTATAGCTTCCAATCCCGAATGGGCCGAATTGGTAGTTACCATTTGGGGTGGAGCTAAGGCTTTATCCTTGATCGTGGGACCTCTGGTAGCCATCGGGGGAGCATTTACAAAGGCTGCGGCTCAGGGAGGTGTGTTGGGGGCGGTAGTAACAAAGCTGAGGGCTTTGTTGCTGGCATTGGTGGCCAATCCTTATGTCATTACCATCACCATCGCAATGGCGGCCGTCGCAGGGGTGAAGAAATTGTATGAGAAAGCCCCTGAGGCCGCCCCCTATGCCATGGCAGGAGAAGCCTTCGGCGCGATGACCCCGGAGCAGCAGAAACAAATTCAGGAGGCTGGAGAGGGATTTAAAGCAGCTCAGGCGGCGAAGGAAGAAGCTGCAAAACCAAAAGAGGAAGTCACAGCCGAAAGAATCGCGAAGGAGACCGAAGAAGCCACCAGAAGAGCCATGGAGAGAATGGGAGATTTAGCCAAAGGGATTGGTGGCGCTGGTGGCGGAGGCAAAGGAGCCGAAGGACCTGTCGAAGACCTTTTGAACTACCTGACCCAATACCTGGAAGCCAAACGGCAGTTGGAAATCCAGGAGGCCCAGGAATCCTATGAAACTTTTAAGGCCCAGCAGGACAAAAAGAAGGCCGAACTTGAAAAAGACCTGGATGAGGGCAAGATCAGCGGCCAGGAGTATTACCAGACCCTCGAGGATATGGCTCAGGAGGAAACGGACCAGGCCCTGAAACTCATTGAGGTGAAAATCGCCAAGGAGAAGGAGTCTTACGCCTGGGCTCAGAAGGAGTTGCAAGATCGGGCTGATGCCGGGGAGATCAGCCCCGGGGCCCTGGACCTGGCGCAGCAGAAGCTTGCGGCGGAGCACAGCACGCGCCTCATGCAACTGGAAGGCGAGGCATCGCGGGAAAAGATCAAGCTGGAGAAGGAATCCGTTGACCTCCTCAAGCAGGAGTATGACAACCGCAAGAGCATCAATGATACCTTGGCTTCTGGTCGGGAAGAAGCAGCGCTAGGCGTTATTGCTGAGAAGGAGGCGGAGATCAACCGGCTACTCCGGGAGCGCCAGAACCAATTGGATGAACTATCTAAGAAAGGTATCACCCCAGACCAATTAGCTGAGTTTAATCTGACCACTCAATTATTAATCAACAAAAAGAAATTTGGAGAAGACGCCAAGAGTTGGGCCCAGGATATAACACAAACTATTCGTTCTTCTTTGCAAGATGCCCTCTTTGGTAAGGGAAAGCTCGACTTGTCAGATTTGGGCCGGAAATTGGGAGAAACCATAGGCAATATATTGCTGAAAGAGGCCTTTAAACCTATCGAACAGGCATTAACCACCTTGTTTTCCTGGCTCAGGGAGGCTCTGTCAACATGGGCTTCCAGTTTATTTGGGTCTCCAGGCGGCACAACATCTGATTGGTTTAGCTATATTGATTTGGCCGCGCATGGTGGGGCTTATTACAAAGGTGTAAAATTATTTGGTTCTGGTGGTATTGTTACCAGGCCTACATTGTTCAAAATGGCGGATGGATTGGGGTTGATGGGGGAATCAGGTTACGAGGCAGTAATGCCCCTAACCCGGATAGGTGGGGACCTAGGAGTCAGGGCGATACTGCCCCGGTCACCAGTTAATGTGATTGTCAATAACAATTCCCCCAACCAGGTATCCGTTGGCGAGGACTCCAGTGGGGATTTGCTAGTAACCATCGAGGACTTGATGACTAAGGTCGCCAGTCGGCCAGGGAAGTTCACCCAGGCCTTATCAGAAGTGACAAGGGTAATAACGAGGTAATGTCTATGCCTGCTTGGCCATCCAATTTGCCGTGGGAGCCTAACAACGGGGAATACGAAGAGACGCCCCCCGATAACCTGATCAGGTTCAAGGCTGACTTCGGGCCTGATGTCGTCAGGCGCAGAGGAATTGCCGGGGTCAGGATAATTAAATTGCCCTACCTGTTCAGCCCTGAACAGACCGAATCATTTGATAATTTCCTTCGTAACGACTTAAGGGATGGCGCTCTGCCATTTACTTTCCACTGGCCGCCGCCACCTCGAACGACCACACAGGTCTCGGTCAGAATCAAATCAATCCCTACCTATAAACATCGGGGGGCCGGCTATCACGACGTGACAGTAGAATTAGAGGTGTTGCCATGAGTCCCCGGGATGTGAGTCTGGCTTTCCGCCAGGCATTTAACGCCCAGAGCACGGAAGAGGGGGTTATTTGTCTGGTAACAATCACTCACCCCGACTTGCAATTAGCTCTCTATCTGACCAATGCCGGAACCAACGTGGAGAGCCGGGGAAACACCTATCTTTTCTGTCCGTTTGAGGCGGAAATTGTGGAAGAATCTCCTGATCGGCCACCCCAAGCCAAGTTCCGTTTGGCAAATGTGGATCGAAGGTTGGTGGGGGTTCTGCGAAGCTTTAGCGCACCATGCAGTATCACTGTGGAGTTGGTGCGCATCAGTGATCCAAACACCGTAGAGGCGGCTTGGACAGATTTTTTATTGAAGGAAGTGCAATATGATGCCATCGTGATCGAAGGTGTCCTGACGTTAGAGGGCATCTTTCGTGAGCCGGAGATTAGTTGGACGTTTTCACCCAGTTATTTTCCGGGACTGTTTTGATTGGGTTTTGGGGAGGTGCAATTGATAATACAATCCCAAAATTTGGCCTCTCCCCAGAAATTCCAACGAGAATGGAGTTCAATA